ATAAATGCAAGCAGAACTTGAATAGAAGATCTTGGTAACATTCTTACCTTTCTCCTCATTCATTTTACGAACACCTTCAAGTACATTCAGGTTAATAGAAACTGAATTGTACATGATTTCTGCATCATTCTCACCTGTGAAAACAAATCCAGCACCACCCATATCAGCAGCAAACTGGTAGATTTCATCAAATGGTTGAATATATCTGTAAGGAACAGAGTTATAGAAGTTACCTCTATCCCCTTTATATTCTAGACATCTCTCTACAAATCTTTTATCTGTTAGATCTCCTACAACAAATTCATTGGCTTCAGTGTCACTGAACTCAGGGTATTTTACATCAACACCCCTTACCCAGTAACCATCTTCACGCAGTCTCTTGACCATGTGACTACCAATAAATCCACCAGCGCCAAGAACTAGCGCTTTTTTAACATATTGAGGCATGGCAAATTAAATCTATACTGTAATTATATCAACCACCAAATTTTTTGACAAGTGCGTCAAAGTTTGGTTCCATTGCTCTTACAATCCTTCTGAGCAATGCATCTTCACCACCTGCTGCAGGTGCTGGAGTAGGAGCAGGTGCTGCTTCAAGTGCTGCTACCTTTGCTTCCAGTGCTTTCAATCTTCCTTCAACTTCTACATCATACTTGGACATTGCTGCCCCACTGGCAGACTTTGCTGCTGTTCCTCTTGCCATTTTTATAAAATCAGACTGTACCTATTTAGAAAAAAAGCAGGGTAGGTTTCCCCACCCTGCTTCATAAAGGTCCATGCACGCCACTTGCTCTTTGTAGAGAAGCAAGAAACTCTAGGGGTTATCCCGACCAGGGCAGGTTTTAAGTCACTCCGCGACTTACTGAGTCTTTGACATAACAGGGAACAGTAGCAGGATCTAACCACTTTGTATATTCAAAGTCCTCCATAGCAGTAAGCAACTGCATTTGGTTGTCACAAAGATACATGTCTTTGTACTTACCAGTGAAAGAATCTACTTTCTGGATCCTGTAATCAGGCATACCATTCAGTTCAATGGTGCCTTTCTCAACATAACGATAGGGAAATTGTTCTAGAAGAATTTTCATGCCACAGTATTGAGATCAGAAGCAAGGTAATCAAGAAGGATATCATAGTCATCAAGTGGGTCACCTGAGAACACCACCCCATTGTTTTCATAAAACTTACGAACCTTTTTGTAAAGTTTTGGATTCTTTACATCCAAGAAGAAGTCTCCAGCAACAGCACACTGAAGAGTGTTGATGTCCTTTTTGAACTTGGAAGTGATTGTCATTGCCTTGTTTGAATACCTTGTTATTCTATGATGATTGACCTATTTGGTCAAGAGGACAGCAATTAAACTGTCCAATAGGGGTTGTGAGGATCGAACTCACCTTAGGTAAATTATGAGTTTACTGCATTCACCAGATTGCTAAACCCCCTGGTAGGACTGCTGGGAATTGAACCCAGTTCACACCGTTATAAGCAGTGGGCATTAACCAATATGCGACAATCCCTTAAGATCCTTCTGAGTGGTCAGTGTACATGCGTATGAGTTCATCATCCGCTGGAACCATTACTGCCTTATCCCCATTCTCATTTTCCACACCAATTGTCTCCCCATTCTCCACTCTTTCCATAAGAGCTTCCCAGTTTTCCTGCCAATATTCCACAGAGAAAAATTCCATAGTTGATGTATATATGTCAAACAAATAATTGCAATTTGTCAAGAATTGTTCTGTATGCTGGGACTAAATCTCCCTCATCCAGTCTAAACAAATCCTTGTCAAACCTATCTTGATTCTCCTTAGACCATAGTCTCATAGAGTCAGGAGATATCTCATCAGCAAGAAGTAACTCACCATGATTATCAATACCAAACTCAATCTTGAAATCAATTAAGTCCATACCTATAAGGTTGAATATATTGAGAAGAAGCTCATTGATAATTGATGCTTGTTCTTGAAGAGGTTTAGGATCAATACCCATCAACTTAACTCTATCAGGAGTAAGTAAAGGATCATGCTTTGAGTCATCTTTAAGGAAGAACTCTACAATAGCAGGAATGATTGGTTGTCCCTCTTGAATTGTTGTAGTTCTTACTATTGAACCTGCTGCTCTGTTTCTTACAATAACTTCTAATGGGAGGATACTTACCTTCTTACATATCATTCTGTTAGGACCTAATTGCCTTACATAATGATTCCTAACACCTAGATCTGCTAGTCTGTCAAAGAGAATAGATGAGATCTGACAGCATAAAGATCCTTTTCCTGCAGGGTAATCTTCTTTCTCACCATTACCAGCAGTGACTTTATCATGATACTCAATGCACACTTCATCTGCATTGTCAGTGTCATATACAGATTTAACTTTCCCCTTTAATAAAAGCATAATGTGTCATCCTGGTGGACAATCGAGGTGACAGGATTTGAACCTGCGACATCTCGCTCCCAAAGCGAGTGCTCTACCAAACTGAGCTACACCTCGTGGCGGAGAGGGTGGGATTCGAACCCACGGTGCCCTTGCAGACACGCTAGTTTTCAAGACTAGAGCCTTAAACCACTCGACCACCTCTCCATATTAGCGGACTTCAAAGTCCAGTTTTTTGACTTTACGTCTCCTTCTTTGTTCTTGATAAAGAAGTTCTTCTCTGGAGAAATGACTATCAATTCTCCTCTCTACATTATTGGTCACCATGACAACTTTGTCAAGGTCATTGGCACCAACTTTATTGTCACAAACTCTCATTTGGTTTGGACATCCACAGAACTGAACCTTGCTAGTGCTTGTCAGTTCTGTTCCACATTCTTTGCATCTGACTGTAATCATTTAATAGCATTTAACCTGAATTGGACATGGGAGTTACAGGATTTGAACCTGTGACCTACTGCGTGTAAAGCAGCCACTCTACCACTGAGTTAAACTCCCTGGCTCCTCCACCTGGACTCGAACCAGGGACAGGGTGATTAACAGTCACCTGCTCTACCAACTGAGCTATAGAGGAATATATGTCCCAAAAGGGACAGAGCGGATAAGGGGACTTGAACCCCTGACATTCAGCTTGGAAGGCTGACGTTCTACCACTGAACTACATCCGCAGGTGGGATAGTGAATGGGTGGTTGGTGGAGTATTCACTACCCCAAGCCATTCACAGGACTTGAACCTGCGACCTGAGCTTTACAAAAGCCCTGCTCTACCAGCTGAGCTAGAATGGCAATAATACATCAGTGATATCCTGCAGAATAACACTGATGGGCTCAAGAGGGATCCCACCTCTCTCTCACATGGGTTGGGTTTCCAGTTCTTTTTTCTCCTGGAGATGTGAGCAGGGATGTATTCCAGTCCCTTACGACTCAAGTAGGATTCGAACCTACGACCGACTGCTTAGAAGGCAGTTGCTCTATCCAGCTGAGCTATTGAGTCAAGTCCTGGTTCCTATCGCCTCTGACCCTGAACCAGGAAGGAAGTCACAGCAGTGGTCTCTCAACCACCTCTATAATATAAGGCATTTGCTGGTCTGTGTCAAGGGTTTTCTTTGTTCAGGTAGTATGCTTCACAGTATTTGACAATGCCTGCTGTGTGCATGTTACCTAGTTCAACCCACTCATTGGCACATCTGTAGATTGATTCCTGAGTGTACTTGGGTTGAATTCCATCCATCTGACCACTAAACTTAGCAAACAAGACCTTGAGTGCTTGTTCTCTAATTTTCATTTTGTGGTCATTATACTTCCAATCATCTATGGACATTTTCTGAACCACCCTGGAAGTTTTCTGATCCACCAATGGGATCAAGGTGAAGGGTTGTGGAACCACTCTTGGTTGCCATCTGATACATTGCCTCATGAATGTTATCAAATTCTTTCGTCCAGTACTGACGATTCTCCTCTTCTTGTTGTTTGATCTCTGCTTCTTTTTCCATGTAATCCTGACCTTTGTCAGAAATTACAGCAGGTCCAAACCAAGGATCATCAGTGAGGACAACTGGTGCTGGGACACCAGTGAATGGTTTGTCCATCTCAGAACATTCTACAACTTCATCATCAATGGCACATTCAACTTCTGCAAGTTTAAACACACCTGCTTTCTTTTGAAGGAGTGTAGTCTGTGTTTCAATAATTTGTTTGATTTTATTAATCATGAGAAAACAAATTTCTTGGTGTAATCGTAAGCATAGACTTCTCTGTTGCCCTTGATTCCCCATCCTAACCAGTAGTATGCAGGAACCATGTATTGAGAGACAGTTTGTCCACCACCCTCAAACATAGGCAGATTCTTTTGGAAAATCTTCTCATTAATCATGTAACGAGTCTGACCTTCCAGTGAACTTGGGTCACAACCATATTTAGTGCAGAACTCACCAAGACCAAGATAGCGTCCTATTGAGGTCCACTGAATAAGACCATACCCACCCCTATGGCAATCGTTGTAAGAAACTCTAGCCCCTCCCTCGCATATGTTGGAATGGAAGTTAGACTCCTGTTTGATGTTTCCCATAATCGTAGCAAGAGCATTACGATCTTTAATCTTTGTGTGCTCTTGGATTTCTGCGAGGACATACTGCTCTGATTCTGAACAATCTGGACATTTCCAACTCTCTTCATATTGTACCACTGGGATAGGTACAACTGTGGGATCAGTGGGCAGTTGCTTTGCTGGCGCTGGTGCCAGAAAATTCATAGCAAATAATGTTTCAGCAATCATAGGTAAAGTAATCCTTCCTGTAATAACGACCAAGGATGTTGCTATTATAAAAGGCAGGCGTCCCATCTGTCAATTTCTCAATAAGTACATTATTTAGAAAGAGTTGTCTAGTCTCCTCATAGTTTACCCTACCAGGAGTCTCATGCAAACTCAGTATAGTCCTTCTAAAGGATTCCTTTCCGTATTTTTTAACATCCTGTTTAAGCTCTGGACAAGATCCATAGTAGTTTTTCCAGTTGCTTTCAGATGTAACTCTTCTCCGCTTGACAGTTTTATCTTTACATCTAGGCTTTCGTTTTTGCCAAAAATACTTTCGCCCAATGTACTGTCGTTGGTTCTGGAGATTGGTAATGTTATACACAAAACCGTAAAAGTCCCCAACATCCCCCCCACTAAAAGGGGACTCCAGATATCTCCAGGGATTCTGATACTCTTCAGTCTCTTCCACATAATGATTTCATCTCATTTTTATATATATCATTCTCATGGAAATGATAATCATCAATCTTTTTTGCCTTGACTTTTTGTTGGAAGGGAGTCAGAGGTTCAATAGCCTCCATCTCCCACCAAATTTCTTCAAAGCTTGAATCCTGAGAAGGTGTCTTTCTTGACATCTTGTTTGATTCCTCCAACTACATAACTTTCAACTTCTGTCTCTTGTGGGGCAACTTGGAGACCCTTGGAAGAGATCCAATGCTGTGTCCATGGCAGTGGGTTAGCATTAGCAGCAATATCATACATGGGTTTGAGACCCAGTGCTTTCATTCTGCGATTGGCAACCCATTCAACAT